ACCACTGGTGTAGTCTGTAACTAAGAAAGAAAAAGCGCCTAAGTTGCGGAATAGGATGTCTGAGCCCAGTGTTCCCTGATTGCCTTGTGGCAACGCAATGGATAGGCCAGATGTTGATGCTGTACAGTCAATAATACGAGCAGCAACAACCTCGGCACCATTGACAGTTGATGGCCAGTTTAGTGTCTGGTTTGTGCTAAAAGGCAGCGCGAGGTATGAGACATCAGTTGGTGTTACAACTGTCCCTGTGAACGGCGAGACGTATACTGGAGTGGTCATATATTAAGGCTCTTGAATGGTTGTGTTGCGGTCTATGCGACGTGAATTGTCTTCTTTTTTCAGTGCGCCAACGGCGTCTGTGTAGAATTGTTTCCACACGGGCAGCTTGTCAATAGCCTTTAAGTAACCCTGTGCTTGCAACAAGGCCCCGTATAACATCGCCTGTGGTGCGATAGCTGTCCATAGGTTTTGTTGATTAGAAGAATCTAATGGTTGAACCTCTGCATAGTAAATAATTTCTACAGGATAGCTTGTATCTGGCTGTGGGGCAAAGTTCCAGTTGCTGTAGTCATAGTCCGCGTAGTATACTGGCTTGCCTGCCGATGACTCAGATAAGTACTGGGCCACATAGTCCTGGCTGCGTAGTAAGACTGGCTGCCCGTTGACCTTCATAGAGACAGTTTTTCTCCAGCGTGCTGGCTTGTTCAGAACAGTTTGGTTCTGTGCAAGATTGGTCTCTACCACAATCAATTGTAGGTAGGTCTTAAGCTCTGCAGCAATTGATGACTCTGCCAGCGCAATCAGATTGGGTATCTGCGCAATGAAGTCAGGGTCATTTCTTTCCATGTACGAAATTATATTTTGTATTAAACTGTCATAGGACATTATTACACTCATACTTCTAACCTTTTAAATGTGTGGCCTTTGTGGGTTTTTCTTTCTTTATTTACACAAGCGTATGCTTTACATGCTAAGAAACCCGCGGCTTTAAGTTCTTTTCCACCAGCAAAAGTTGTTTTATTTCCTGTGGATAATTCTGTTGACTCTATTAACCCTTTAAACCCTGGGTGTTTATCCCCGCTTTTTAAATGTCCTTTTCCAAAAGCTGGATTTTTATTTCCAAATTTTCCGTACATTGGGTTTCCTTTTCCAGAAACTCGTTTAGATAATTTTTGTTTATGCTCTTCTGTGTGTTTATAGCCATTACAGCCATCACCACCATTGGTTAGATTGGCTAACTGATAGCCCATATCCTTAAAACAAGAAATTAAAAGTATTTCATGTTGTTTTGCTTCTTCTGCAGTATTCCATTCAGCCAATACTTGAACTTGTGGATTTCCATACTTTGAAACAATGTTTTTCCAATATTGATTTCTTTTAAAAAAATCATAAGGACGTTTTGCATTTCCTATACCAATATAGAAAACGGTTCCATCAGGTTTTGAATGGTAGTATGTACAAAACATATTAGCGTGTGTAATACGAAATATTCGGTTGGAAAAATATTCCACTTTTGTCGCGATCTTCCTCGCTGGCTTGTAGGAATGCTTTTTGTGCTTGAGCTTCTAGATATTGAACACGTTGCAAATCTACACCGGGTAGTTGTAAAGACATAGAATGTGATAATTGTTTTTGAACACAATTAATCCATCGGTCAGGTACGTAAATCTGATTTGTCAAAGATCCTACATCTTGCATTTGAACCTCAACAATTAACTGAAACATTTGAAACGAGTTATTGGGCACTGGCCAGATGTACATCGAGGGCTCAATGGTCCTATCAAACCAATACTGCAATGAGCGCTGGCTAGGGAACTGTTTATTTGGGAGATTCCAGTAGTCATCGCGATTTAAACGGGCGAGTGGAATGACTTGCTGGCTCGTAGAGAATACGATTTGACGTATAGAGAACGTAGGTGCAACCGTTTCACGCAGCCTGTAGTAAAGGTGCGTTGGTGTTGTGGTGATGTTAAAGTAGGCCCACTCTTTATCTGAGAGTGTTGTAGTCGGTAGTTGCTTTACTGTTGTCCAAGTGATTCCATCTTCGCTGGTCTCATAGGCAAAGTTATATGTTGTTGTGCCAGTACCTACTGCGTAGCCATTAAATCCAACGTAGTACACTGGCTGTGAGGCCTGGTACTGAAGACCAAACCAGTTGTTACCGATGGTGGAGGTAGAGACTAGGTCGATGTTTTGACCAAATACTGCCGGTGAGTCTGGGTTGCTAATTGGTAAGTACTCAGAGGCTGCTGAGTTAATGATGTAGACCCAGTTGCTCTCACGTACGTCGATGACTGTCTTTGGTAGAGTAAGTTGCTGCTGAGCTGTCACTGCGCCGACAAGCATGTTCTCCAGGAGCCATAAATTAACGCCCATGTTGGAGAGATTTTGCAAGTTATAAAACAGTGCCTGCTTGGCTGCACCAATAAGCTCGGGGGTTGCTTCTTCTGCCGTCTTGCCAGCATCACGAAATGCGTAGGAGATCAGCTGATCAACATTGACTGTAGTGTTGCCAGTGGTACCTGAGTAGGCCATATTATCTTCCGCGGCCAGCGGCGCGCTTAGTTACTTTGTTTGGTAATTTGTTTGATGCGGGTCCAGCCTTAATAAACTCCTTGGCAACCTTCTTAGGGATGCCAAGGGTTGATTTGCCAGCGGCCGCGGCGTACATAGCGCCCTGTTGGGCTTTTGACTTAATTGGCATATTAGCACTTGCCTTTTACTTTGCCGCCCTTTTTCTGGGTAGGTACAGGGCCAGCTGGGCTTACACCGCCCGGAGCTTGCATTGCTGGTGCTGGTGCTGGTGCTGGTGCTGGTGCTGCACCACCTAAACCACCAGCTAGAGCACCTTGTTGTAGTGCACTAGCACCACCTTGGCCTTGCATTAAAGCTGCAGCTTGAGCGGCTTTACGTGCCTTTACTTTGTCCATTTGGGCCTGAGCGATACGATTCTGCTCTGGTGTTCCCATAACGTTGTTCTTAAGCTGTGTACCAACACCACCAATAGCGTCCATGATGCCACCATCAGCTTTTTTAACAATCTTACCACCACACTTGAATTTGCTCACGGTGCCAGTAGCTTTTGCCTTACGGCCCTTTACAGCGGCGCTTGGAAAGTCTGCGGTTTTACCTGACTCTTTAGACTTGATGTACGGGTCTTTATGACCTGCGGGCTTGCTTTTTTCTTTAGCTACGTCGCTGCCCTTAAAGGCTGGCTTTGCTACGGCCTTAGATGGTGCTGCAGCCTTTTTGTCGCCGGTTACTGGTGTCTTGACTAGTCCACCAGCTTTGTATCTTGGTAATGTTTTAAAGCCGTCCATGGTAATTCCTTGAGTGATTGGTTGAGTAGTCCTACTTATATTAATGCAAAAAACAGGCTATTTACGCCCCTAAGAATAGCGCTCTTTCGCGCTTTCTACGATTTATAAGCACATCTGGTTTGTTCCACATCAGTATGGCGTCAGCTGCACCCTGTAGGTCATTTTCGTTGATCTTCTTGACCACTGTGGATTTCTTAAAATTTGTCTCACCGATATTAAAGCACAGGCTGTACAGGGCGTCGAATTGACCCTGGGTAAGGCTGGCCCTCACCGAACTCTCTACGGCCTCGCTACACCACCTTAAATCGCTTCTCAGAAGCTCTTGTACCTGTTCATCTGTTAGGGTCGCGGTGATGAGGTGCTGCTCGTCGGACTTGATGAGATGCCCAACTCCGATGGTCCATAAGCCCTTAGAGTCCTTATAGGCCTTGTTACGGGCACCTTCCTCCTTGGTTATGAAGTCTAGTGTGGATTTAGCGATGGCCATGATGTTCTCTTCAATCTGGGTGTATCTATCTGTGAAGTGGATCGCTGCAAATACACCAACTACCCACAACAGTACTACTAATAGCTTTTTCATTCATGCTCCTTACTCTGCATATATTAATGCAAATTGGGGTTTATTATTTACTTAGCGAGTCGTATTGTTGGTAGCAGGCTGAGAGACCGGTGCGGATAATGTCTGCTCTGGCAGCTTCCCTGACAAGAAACTCTGCATCGTCGGCAAAAAGGGTTGCCCCAGTTCCACCTTGTCCATTGCTGGAGGCTTGGGAACGACCGGGACGTTTACGCAGCTCGCTAATAGCGTCGACAAGCTGAGCGTTAATAGAAGTGATCTGAGCATCTTTATCTTTCCTTATTTGGTCGGCGGCTGCTTGGTGTTGCTCTTGGAGCGCTTGGGTGGCAGCTTGCTGGCTCGCCTTATAGCGATCAAATTGAGCAGCTTCCAAAGAGTAGCCAAGATAGCCAGCCCCGCATAGACATACAACAACCAATCCAATTTTGACATATTGTATAATAGATAAGGGGAACATTATTGTGGTTCAGTATCTTTTTTCATCATAGTCGATGCACCACCCGCAGCTGAGACAATGCCGAGTGATTCAGCAAGCTCACGGATGCTGACGGTGTTGTGTAGCACCTCATAAAAGGCTAGGGCAATTACCGCAATCATACTAATGAGCCAAGTAACACGGCCAATGTCGTAGGTTGCGTTGTCTTTGCCAGTGAGGAGTTGCTTAATTATTTCGTTCACGGAGCGAGTCTAACTTATCTTCAATGCGGTGAACGGCTTTGAGGACTTCATCCCAGCGGGATGCAAAATCGTCTTTGCGGACATAGTTATCAGCAAGATGGTTTCTAAGTTCAGATACGTCGTCTTTGAGCTCTTGGACGGCATTCCATAGTTCTTTACAGAACCAACCAATAGCCACACAAATAAGTGGCAAAACAGTGTTTATAAGAGTTTGTAAATCCATAATTAGTTGGTTCTGGGTTAGGTTATTGTACTACTTCGTTTTCTACTGGTTTGGCCAGTGACTCTTCGAGCAGTTTGATGAAAGCATTTTTGCCGACATTTAACTGATCAAGGTTAAACTGTGCGCTACCAATCTTGCGATCGAGGTCGATGCAATGATTGAACAGAGCTTGCTGCTCTTGCGTTAAGTCTTCGTACTGATACTCTACATCATTGATTGTTACGGGGGTCTTTTTATCTTGTCCCATAATGTTTCTCCTAAATATGCCACTAAAAAAGGCTAGTGGCTTGCCTAAACTTTAAACAGCTATTACAGTTGGTGTAGCCCAAGGAAGCCCTGTTTCTTGTACAGGATTCTTTTGTGCTTCAATCTGTGCAGTCAAACTCGCCTCTACTGTATCTTGACCAAGTGACTCCTGTACCCAGCCAATGACTTCAGCTTGTGTCAAATCAGCGTAAGGTTTATAAGACTTGTCTTCTTGTGTGTAGCTTACTGTGCCGTATGTAGAAGCTGTATAGTCACCATCTACTGCGTTTACTGTGTAATGAACAGTAACTACAAAGCCATCAGAAGTTAATCTGTCCATCTGTACTACATTCCATGTAAAGTTCATTTTTATTCCTTATTTAGATTCTAGTTGTGCTACACGCTTACGAAGTGATTGAATTTCTGCAATTAAGTCTGCCATTACTTCTGCGCTAGATGCTTGCATAGCTTGATAAACTGGTTTGCCTTCAGCATCAACAGCATCTTTTTCACCAGTAACGCTATTGGGATAAACTTCAGCAAACTTGTGGGCTAAGAAGCCGTTAATACGACCACCTGTTTTTAAATCATATTCAATAGGCTCTAAAGCATCTATTCTTGTGCCAGCGTTGGTTATAGCACCAATCACATTTTTTAAACGGTAATCAGAAGTTGTGTTGTACAAGGTTAATGAGCCGTTATAGCTAATTGAACCAACAGTAGAATTTGATGAATTTAAAAATCCAACATAAGTTCCTGTTCCGCCACCTGAGTTTCTAATTGAAAAAATATTAAAAGAACTAATATCTGCGCTAATTCCTACTTTGCAATTATTAAATTGAGCTGTTGTACCAACCAACAAATTACCACCAACATCAAGCGTCATTGCATCTGTTAAGCCAATTAACTTGAAAGTATATTTAGAGGCATCAAAAGCTATATTGCTAAAACCGACACCATCTTTAAATGAGCTAATATTACAAGTGTGAGAGCCATCACCTGTTGTAGCCGTGTTTGTTAAATGAATCCAATCAGATGTTCCTGTTTGAGCAATGTTAAGTTTTCCAGTAGGACTACTAGTACCAATACCTACATTGCCACTAGAGTCAATACGCATCCGTTCTGTTGTTGCTGTAAATAAACAAATTGGAGATGACTCTTGGTTATAAATATTAAATGATGTTGTTCCTGTGCTTGCAGCATTGCCAACAAATAGTAATGTTCCATCTCCGACAGTTGTTCCAGTATCCCCGTTTGTAAGGTGAATTCCTGGACTTGTTGATGTAGTTGAGTTGCTAATGTGTAATGTTGTTTGTGTTGAGCCAGCAGGAGAATTAGGACTGCTAGTACCAATACCTACATTACCACTAGCATCTTTATAAAACTGTCCAGAGCCTAGATTAACTATTCCTGTACCACCTGTGAGTGTGCCTGTGTATGCAGCATTAAGAGTAGTAAGGGTAGAACCATCAAACACCATATTGGCAGAACCAGCCAATGAACCGCTAGAATTGTATTGGACTTGAGTATTAGAGCCACCAGCACCTCCAATAATACTCGAGGCATTTACCCACTGTGGAGCTGTGGCCCCGCTGTTAACCGTTAGTACTTGTCCCGCCGTGCCAATTGCTAAGGCAGCATGTGCACTTGTTCCTTGACCATACCCTATTGACCCCGTAGCTAAAGTTGTTTGCCCAGTACCACCGTTTGATACCACCAAGGTGCCCGCAACAGTTACCGCACCCGTAGTTGTTGTACTTGGTGTTAATCCTGTTGTACCAAAACTAATTGAGGACACGTTGATATTACCAGCTTTAGAGGCTAGAACTTGAACTGTGCCGGCGTTGTCTTTGTAGTACAACTTACCGTCAGCAATGTTAATGCCAAGCTCACCACTGGTAAGGTTTGCTGCTAACGGGACATTAGTAGCTGTTGCGCTATAATAAATTGAAATTGGTGTGTAGCCGCTTTGTGCCATTTAAAATGTTCCTCCGGATATACCGACGTATTTTGTTGCAGTGATAGTAGTACCTGTTATGGTATTTGCTGTTGTACCACCGATTGCTGGTGGGCTAGATAAATCTAATGTGCCGCCAAGTGTTAAGCTACCACTTGATGTTACGGTGCCTGTTAAAGTAATGCCGCTAACTGTACCAGTACCAGATACGCTTGTCACCGTGCCCTGTGGGTTTGATGCTGTTGTAATCGTAGTTACACGGCCATAAGTATCCACCGTTACAACTGGGATTAGTGTGCTTGAGCCCGTTGTGCCTGCGGTAACGATACCGCTAGTTAAGTTAACTGTTGGTATAGCAGATGTACCTGCCACCGTTAAGGTAGACGATGTGATTGACGTTACAGTACCCTGTGGGTTCGATGCCGTAGTAACGCTGGTAACCTGACCCTGCGCATTTGTAGTAATAACAGGAATTAATGTAGCAGATCCGTATGTCCCCGCCGTCCCCGTGTTGGTAATACTAAACTGTGTGCCTGTTAGGCTTAGTCCTGTACCAGCTGTATATGTGCCCGCGCCAGAGAACTGGACCCAAGTAACTGCTGTAACGCCTAATGTGCCGCCCGGGTCGCTAGTACAGACCCAGCCTGTATCGCCATTAATTGTTCCTTCTTCGACAAACACATAGGCGGAGACTAACTGATTCCAGGTATTGGCGTCTGTGGTGCGAGCCCAAGCAGCTGGATTAGATAAATAGATGCCGTTGTTTGCAGGTAGTGTTTGGTTCTTAACCAGCACACGACTAAGTGACGTTGTAAACCCATCAATCGTCTGCTCACCAGAAAGTGTAATGTTTGCCGTTGTGGCAACTAGTACCGGTGCCTTGGTGTTAAGTCCCTGTGCAATGTTGTCAACGTACTGCTTGGTTGCTAACTGTAGCGCGCTAACTGGGTCTTGTGTTACGGCGACGCTTGTTAGTCCACCAAGTGTAAGGCTTGTTGCACCCAAAGCAATGTTTGTTGTACCAATAGTTAGTGAGCTATTTGTTAGCTGGCTATTTGCAATACTGTCTAGTGTACCGCCGAGTGTCAGGCTACCAGAGCTTGTCACGGTGCCGGTGAGTGTGATGCCGTTTACTGTGCCTGTACCTGCGACAGATGTCACAGTGCCCTGAGGATTTGCGGCTGTTGTTACCGCTGTTACTCTACCATACGTATCCACAGTGACGACAGGTATTAATGTTGCGGAGCCCGTGGTTCCTGCTGTAACAATACCAGACGAAAGGTTAATTGTTGGTATAGTGCCTGTTCCAGCGATTGTTAAGGTGCTGGAGGTAATACTGTTTACATATGTGCCAGATGGCTGTTTGTTGTTAAACGTATTCCAGTCGGTGGATGTTAAATATCCGCTCACCGACGTTGTCGCCGCGGCCATACTAATCGCTGGTGTATTGCCCCCACTACTAACTACGGGGGCCGTGCCTGTGACGCTGGTCACCGTTCCGCCACTTGATGGCGCTGTATTAGTTACTGTAAAGTTAGGGTAAGTACCCGTAACACTAATGCCTGTGCCGTTGGTAAATGCTACTGTCTGGTCCGGGGCCGTATTGGTAATGGTCAACGTACCGCTAGAAGTGATTGGACTTCCCGATACGCTAATTCCTGTCCCCGCAGTGGCGGCCACAGAGGTCACTGTCCCTACACTAATCGAGCCTCCAAGGCTCGTAGCCGTACCGTTGATAGTGATCGCTGAGTTAGCTAACTGTGCGTTTGTGACGGTGCCACTTAAATCCGTTGTTGGTACCGTTGAACTGGCCGTCATGGCCGACGTGCCATTGCCTTTTACGTAGCCCGTCAGAGTTACCACACCAGTACCACCATTAGAAGCATTTAACGTACCACCGAGCACCACAGCGCCAGAGGTTGGTGTGTTTGGTGTAAAGCCCGTCGTGCCGCCACTAAATGTTCCGGTTGCACCAGGGGCACCCGCTGGTATTCCAAAGTTAAACGTTGCTGCAGAACTACTACCTGAATTTGTTACCGTTGGGGTTGCGCCGTAAGGTAATGTTGTTGCTGTGCCCGCCGCAATAGTCGCTGCAGTGCCTGTGGGTCCAGTGGGCCCAACGGGGCCTTGCGGACCGACCACATTGCCACAGTCAACCGTACCACCCGTTGTGAGTGTTAAAATTAAATGGCCGGAGCCATTAATTGTTGCTGATATGTAGCCGGGTATTGGGCCGGTCTGTGATGTCGTACCATCACTGTAATAAAACACCAAGTAGTTCTGTGCGTCGAGTACTACATTGGTGATCAGTTTACCCGGCGATACGGCGTTAGCAATCAGGCTTACTTGTACCTGTTTGGTAACTCCGCGCTGCACGATTACCGTCTGCTCATCTCCTGTTACGGATATGGCGACGGGTAGTTGGGTTATACTTTGATCGGCCATGTTTTATGTGTAGGTAAACGCACCATACGCTGTGCTGTTACCGAACGGAGAAAATACCTCGACGTTGACGATACCAGTGACGGCATAGGCTGGCGTTACTGCGGTGATAGTGGTGGAGTCAACCAGACTAAATGTTGCTACTGTGCCACCAAAGCGGACAGTCGCGACATCGGTAAAGTTACTACCATAGATTGTTACATGTGTGCCGCCGGACTTAGTCCCGGTCGCTGGTGATACTGATCCAACCTTTGGTGCCAGGGTCATTGGTGACGGCACCACGTTGCTCATGGTGTTTAAATCACCCTGAGTATTTGCAGATGGTACGCCCTCAATAAATAAAGCGTTTTGGTTAGTGAACCCGTTCTCGGTCATAATCTGATTACCACCGATTGGGCCTGTGGCAACAGATACATCTGGGCGTGGAAAGCGCAGATGTATCTGTT